TTTTTGAATGCTTCTTCTTTTGTAATGATCTTTTCCATGACTATAATTAAATTTAGTTAATACTCAAATAAATGAAAAAAATGGAGAGGAGGGTAACCTCCTCCCCAAAGAAACTACCTAAGTACCGATGGTATAACCCTGGCGGTCTTCTTGGGGTTAGTAACCTTGATACCACCAATGAATCCCTTATACACAGAATAACCATCAACTGACGATGCGATAAGACGCGGCTCAGTCCTCTTGTTATACGGGCTGAACGGGTCTCTCAGACCGGGTATATACCCAAAGAACTCTTCCTCATCTTTTACGCTGACTCTCGCGATGTTAGGATCACCGTTAGTGGTTCCTATATCGAAGATGTCATAGATATATGAGCTGGCAAGACCACCGTTAGGATGCCTCATGGTGTTAGGATATCCGTCTTTCATCGGGTCGATGGTAAGACGAATCTTAATACCGTTGACTCCTACGTAGCTGAGGAACTGACCTTCATCGAGAACCAGCTTACCGCCTTCAGTACGTATGTTGACGTTGGTATTCAGATACGTGATGGAGTTAGCCTTGTTGACTGCATCCTTATGGAACTGGTATGCACCGTACTCGCCAGTAGAGACTACAAATTCTCTGCGGTCTTCAGGTATCTTACCATACGACATATCCATCAGGAAGTCTGTCAGCATCTCAAGACTGAAGGTGCTGTAAGTAAGTATGTTACCATACTCCAGCTGATCGTACAGTCCAAAGCCTGCCCTGATGGTGTTACCTGACTCGCCGGTATGACCGTAGGTACCGTCAGGGAGCTTATTCGACTTACCGTACAGGAGCAGACGAGCCTTGTCTCTTTCAAACTGTACATAGAAGTCCCATCCAAGCTTATCTATCCAGCGGGTCTGAACCTTACCGTTCTGATCTATGAAAGCAAAAGCAAGAGGTTTATTCTTACCTTTGGAGATCATGTTACCAGGCACGGTATAGTTCTTACGTATCATGGATGTGACGTTCTCCATCATGTACGGAGAAGCGTGATGGACGGTGTTACCTCTGATAGACAGCTCCTGTTCTACAAGACCGAACAGCTCCGACCACAGCGTACCTCCTGCGAGGTTTGAAGCTGGTACCCACAGCGTGTCGTCACCGGTGAACAGCTGAACCTCATATCTCCACAGGTTACCTACCTGGACAGGATCGCTTATCACCCTCAGCTGATACACCTCAGGCTTCTCTCCAACGATATGCGATGTTGCTTCAAAATACCTTTCAGGGAACCACATATAGAACGTACCACGAGCATAGCCCGGCCTGACGGCATCTGTCACCAGAGTAGAACCGGCAGCATCGGTGGTAGCTTTTACAAGAGGTATGCTCCTCTCGTCAGATCCATGCAGAGCCCATCTATAAGCAACATCATCTGAAATCCATTCAACAGGAAGTTTATCAATAAGAGCCACGATGTTATCAGAACCTACATTAAGCTCGTAGAGCCTCTTCATGACAGGGCTGATAACCTCCGGCTCCAACATCCCAAGCCAACCCAAATGAGTTTCCCTTGTAAGGTTGCTCCAATATTTGGGTTCAACAATTTGCAAAGCACTAATTTTATTCATATACTACTTAACTTTAACAGGGTTTTTAAATCAATGTTTATTATTTTATTTTAATTAGTCACTAAATAATCCTCTCATAGCTTCTATATTATCTCTCTCTCCTCGTGTACGCAGCCCTCCAAAGACTGACGACACGTTGGAAGAGCCTGACCCGAGCGATAAGTTACGTTTCTTTATCTCTTCCTCAAGCTTCGTCACCTGCTTGGTGACAGCCGAGGCAGATAGTTTATTCCACGGTTTGTTCTTGTCAAAGAAGCCTGTCTCAAGGAGGTATGCAAGACGTGTGTCAAAGAATATAGGGTCTTCCTCTCTCTTGGCCCACAGCGCGTTGGTCATGCGTCCGTCTTTTGTCTTCACGGGTGTCACCAATGCTTCATACATCTTCTGTTTAATCTGTTTGTTGACAGGCACACCCGGTATGACCTCCTTCAGACTGTTAATATCATCTTTCAGCCTCTCGAGTATCCTGCGGTTCTCTTCCTGCTGCAGACGTGCAGCCTCTTTAGCCTGCTCTTCCTCAGCTTTGATCTGTTTGTTTATAAGCTCTTTGAGAGTGGCAAGATACTCTTTGGACTCTTCTATGTCTTCTCCGCTGTCTATACTACGCTGCACCAGCTTCTGTATCTTCTCATCAGGCATCTCCGTGGTGAGTCTGAAGTAATCCATCATGATATCACGTCTCAGGTCTTCATTCTCTTCCTTCTCCAGCTCATCCTCGTCAATAGACTCAAACTGGTTCTTGAGATCTATCAAAGAAGCTGCAGTTTCTTTGTCAACACCGTAACCCGTCAGCCTGAGATACTCTTTATATCCTGCTTCAAGGTCTTCAACGGTAGCCTGTATATTCATATCTATCTCCTTCTTGATGAGGTTCCTCAAGGCTTCCACCTCGCCGTTCTCTTTCACATCTTTGAGAAACTCATCCTCATCAAAAGAAGAAAGTAGCCCCTGCTGGGATAAGTCCCTGGCAAAGATCACAGTGAAAGAAGCATCAGAAGAATCATCGGCAACAGAAGTTGTAGCGGAAGCAGGGGCACTCTCCTCTATATCTTCATCAGTAACATCTTCTGCCTCATCTTCATCTTTTACTCCTCTTTCACTCAAGGACTTATTCAAAACCTTATTTACATCCAAAACCGGAGTCTTATCTTTCTTTTTAGAAGACTTGACATCCTGCGCACTCTTACCCGAAGGCTTCTTAGGCGTGATGTCTTCTTCAACGTCTTCTTCATCTTCACCTTCATCCACAGGCTCATCCACCAATGACGGCGGAGTCTCAGCCAGGATAGAGTTTACATCCAGAGACTTATCAAACTCTACCACTTCGTCAAAGTTGTCTTCAAATAAATTCTTCTTCGCTTTCATATCACTGTAGTTTTAGAACACAAAAATAA